GGCTGACACGTCAACTAGTACGCTGACTAACCTTATTCAGACAGCGTATGACAAGTATGTGCAGTTCAATCTGCGCTCTGAGCCGATGTTCCGCAAGTTCGCGGATGTTCGGCCTGTTGATGTCACCAACCCCGGTGCGACTGTTGTGTTCCAACTGCACAACGACCTTTCTCGGATCAGCTCCCCGCTGACCGAGACTTCGGACGTTAGTGCTGTTGCACTCAACAACACCAACAAGGTTCAGGTGACTGTTAACGAGTACGGCAATGCCGTCACCACGACTGAGCGTCTCGCTCTTGAGTCGTTGTCCGCGATCGACCCTGCAGTGGCTGACATGCTCAGTTACAACATGCGGGATTCGTTCGACGCACTGGTGTACCAGACCCTCGTTGGTCTGGCGACTGGTCGTTTCGCTGGCACGACCGCTGACGATGAGACCACGGTCAACGGTGAGGACAAGACCGTCGGTGGAACTGTTACTGGTTCCGATGCACAGTTGAAGGCTGCTGACATTCGCAAGTCTGTCGCTCGCCTCCGCGCCGCTTCGGTTCAACCGCGTGACGGTGCGTTCTACGTCGGCATGTTGCACCCGGACACCTCCTTCGACCTCCGTTCGGAGGCCGCTGCGTCCGGTGCGAACGTGTGGCGTGAGCCGCACACCTACACCGAAGCCGGTGTGGGCAACATCTGGAACGGTGAGGTCGGCGTGTACGAGGGCGTGAAGTTCATCGAATCGCCTCGCGTCGAGACCGTTTCTGGTGACCACAAGGTCATCGTGATGGGCAAGCAGGCTCTGCTTGAGGCTGTCTCTTACGAACCGAAGACGGTCATCTCACCAATCACCGACAAGCTGATGCGCTTCAGGAGCGTGGGCTACAAGGGATTGCTCGGCTGGAACGTCTATCGGCCCGAGGCTCGCTACGTCATCACTTGCGAGTCCAGCATCTAGTTAACCCTCTAGATCGTGTTGGGGGGGAGTCGCCACAAGCGGCTCCCTCCCGCATCGAAGGAGAAAAGAATGTGCGCCTCTTGTGGTTGCAAAGACGTGAACGACGCGATGGTTCCGGGGAATAACGCCAAGAACGGCAACATCCCGAAGCAGAAGGTCGAACACAAGAAGTGAAGTCCAAGAAGAAGTTCTGGAATAAGCCGAACCCAAAAAAGCGCAGCAAGAAGTTGACGCCGAAGCAGATTGCTGCGGCGAAGAAGAAGTTCAAGAAGTATCCGTCCGCCGTGGCGAACGCGTGGGCTGCGAAGCATGGCTAAGTTGTGGCGAGGCCCGACGCTTGAGGTCAAGCGTGGCAGGCCAGACCCCTTGTGGTGGACGTCGTGGTACGACGCGAAGACGGTCGTCAAGAAGGACGGCCAGTGGCTGACAGTTATGACGCCACAGGGTGACTTCCTCGCGCAGTGTGACGTTGTGCTGCGTGGGGGTTTTGACATTGAAATCACTGACGAGCTGGCGACCGAACTGACGGCTGCTGGGTTCGCGGAATACATCTCGGAGTTGTGATGCCGTTACATCGTGTGCTGAAGCACCCGGAGTACGTCGAGGATTGCTTTGGTTGCAAAGCGTCGACGTTGTCGTATCAAGACATGCACATTCGTGCGGTGTCTCACGCGAACGACAAGGAACTGGACGCGTACCGCAGTGCCCGTAAGGACGGGATCCAGCCGAGGTCAACGAAGTTGAAAGACATCAACTCTGCTGTCCGCGCTAGTGACAGCCTCGGTAAGGCGGTACAGGCGTGAGCAACTTCAACCAAATGATCGAAGACACTCTCTCTGAGGTGTCTTCGTATGTTCGCGGACAGGAGTCGATCACGGTGCTGCTGCAGGCAGCCACCGATGCGGACACGACGCTGACTGTTGATGACACGTCAGCGTTGTCGAAGGGCTTGGTTGAGGTCGGTGACGAACTGGTTTACCTGAAGAGCGTTAACTCGCAGGCTGGCACGGCGACTGTTCTTCCGGGTGGTCGTGGGTTCCGTGGCACGACTGCTGCAGCGCACAGCGTGAACACGCTGGTGCGGAACAACCCGCTCTTCCCTCGTGACCAGATTAAGCGTGCAATCAACGAGACGATCAAGGGGATCGACCTTAGGGCGTTGGCTTCTCACGAATTCACTTTCGACGGCTCGGTGTATGCCTACGCGTTGCCGTCTGACTTTCAGGATGTCACGGGCGTCACGTTTGACGCGCCGGACTCGACTGAGATTTGGCCTTTGATTAAGCGTTACCGGATTGACCGGAACTTCCGTGTCTCTGGTGACTCGTCGATGCGTTCAGCGATTGTGCTGAACGAGTATCCGACGCCGGGTCGGACGGTTCGCGTGCAGTACGCGAAGTACCCGACGGCGTTGTCTGCCGCAACGGATGAGTTCTCGACGGTGTCTGGCCTACCGGCCAGTTCGGAGGATGTGATCCGGCTTGGCGCTATGTGGCGGCTGATCTCGACGGTGGATCCGGGCAAGGTGATTGCTCGTACTCCGGCGGCTGATCTGGTTGATGCGCCTGTTCCTTCCGGCGAGTCCACTTCGGTGTCTCGCTACTTGTACCAGTTGTTCACGGTTCGCCTGAATGAGGAGAAGGCGAAGCAGCAGGACAACTACTTGTCGATCATTCAATACGCGAGGTAACGCATGGGAACTCCTGCTCGGTATTACAGCTCGACGGCTGTTACGACGACACTGTCGTCGACTATTGGGGTGAGTGACGCTCAGATCAATGTCGCCTCGTCTAGTGGCTTCCCGTCGAGTTACCCGTACACGCTGATCCTTGAGAAGGACTCAGCGAACGAAGAGATTGTGACGGTGACCGGACAAGTCGGCTCCGCCTTCTCGGTGACGCGAGGTGTTGATGGAACGTCGGCGCGGACGCACTCGGCTGGCACGGCGGTGGAGCATGGTGTCATTGCTCTGGACTTCACGGATCAGCGCAGCCATCAGGCTGCGGGATCCGATGTTCACGACATCGGAGCGTCGTCGAGCGTTGTTGGAACTGACACTACGCAGACGCTGACGAACAAGACTCTGACTTCTGCCGCTCTTGGTGGCGACTTGGATGCTGGGTCGAACAAGATCACGGATCTTGCTGACCCGACGTTGGCGCAGGATGCGGTGACGAAGAACTGGGCTGAGACGGGCATGTCTAGCCAGTTGGTTCAAGCCACTACTCAGGCCACTAACTCTGCAACAAGCGCGGCTGCAAGCGCGGCTTCCGCCGCCGCTGCTCTCGTAAGTGAAGGCAATGCCTCCGCTTCTGAAACGGCTACAGCTGCTGATGTCGTCTCAACAAATGCTGATGCCGCTTCGACGGCGGCTGATGTTGTCACGACGAACGCGAACGTGGTTTCATCGGCTGCGTCTGCGGCTGCGGCATTGGCGAGCGAGACGGCGAGCGCAACGTCTGAGACTAATGCCGCTACGTCTGCCACGAACGCTGCGACTAGCGAGACGAACGCTGCTGCCAGTTCGGTAAGTGCTGCGAACTCTGCTGCGGCTGCCGCCTCATCGTTGGACTCCTTTGATGACAGGTACTTGGGCCAGAAAGCGTCGGCCCCGACGGTTGACAATGACGGTGACGCGCTGGTGACGGGAGCGTTGTACTACGACACGACCGCTCAAGAGATGCGTGTGTATGACGGTGCTGGCTGGTTGGCAGCGTCGGCTGCGAGTGTTGTCAGTTTGGTTACGTTTGAGTACACCGCCTCTGCCGCTCAAACGGCTTTCACGGGTGCTGACAATAACGGAGTCACTCTTGCGTACAGCATCGGTTTACAGCAGGTATTCCTGAATGGTGTCTTGCTGGCTCCCGGTGATGACTACACGACTACGGATTCAGGAACTATCACCTTGGCTTCTGGCGCGGCCTTGAATGATTACCTGATTGTTTGCGCTTTCTCTAGTTTTGAAGTGGCAAACACTTACACGCAAACGCAAGCGGATGCGTTGTTCTTGACGCAGACGAGCGCGTCAACAACGTATGCAACTAAAACTGAATTGACTTCTGTTGAAGCATTAGCCCTGTTGGGACTCTGAGGAGATAGGTAATGGCAAACACATTTACGGCATTGTTCCGTGGGGCTGCTTCGACTGGTAGTACCACGTTGTACACGGTTCCCGCTGCAACTAAGACGCTGGTTACGTCGATCACGGTGGCGAACACCGCTGCCGCTGACGCGACGTTTGACCTTGAGTTGAACAGCGTTGCGATTGCGAACGATGTGACCGTGGCTGCGAATGATTCGATCACTTGGGAGGTCAAGCAGGTGCTTGACGCGACCAACACGATCACGGGCTTGGCTTCGGCTACGACCGTGAACTTCCACATCAGCGGATTGGAGA